TATTAATACCTGATTGCTCTCTACCAAACATAAACACTCCTTTAAGAGTATTTATACATTTTGGTATGTCATTTTGGTATTAGTTTGAATATCATACACGAAAATGGTTGATTATTCAGGCAAATCTTCAAGGTCATTCGGGATATCATCAACTAAGAACTTCTCTACCCCTTTTGATTTTGCCGCCTTCTTTTTCTTTCTGGCTTCTTCAAAGTTGTGGATGAATTCCGAAATGTTTTCATACAGTTCAATCGGTTTCATGTTGCCGTCATGGTCTTCAAACATATGTTCACCGTCATGGATGATGACTCTTTCGGTTGCCTTGTACTTCACATACAGTTGTTTCTTTTCTTTTTGAATTCTACGCAGAAATGCATAGTAGATGATTTGGGTGAAGTATGCGAATGGGTTTGCCGACTTTTCAGGGTCGAAGTTTCTGAAATACATCAGGCAGTTTTCAACACCGTCAGACACCATTTCGTCACGACAAGGATACATCGCAAAGTTTGGTTTTGTCGATAGATGTTGGGCAATTTTTAGAAAGCATTCCCCAATGTAATTCGGTATTCTAGGATCCGGTTTGCCTTCGGTCTTCGCGGCCTCACACTGTTTCTTGTATTCAATCAGAGCATTCAAAAAGTCTGTGTTGTTTACATAGTGGTTTGATTTGGTTTTTGTCATAATATTCCTTCTGTTGTCAGGCAAATAATCGTGTAAGTGCTTGCATTACCTATTGACAGGTGATACAGTGGCGGTGTTGCCGTTGATGATTAATTATTAATTGGTGCTTAATGTAGTGTTTTTCTGATTGCCTGATTAATCATATTCATATCAATCGTATTTAACTCTTCATCTGTCGGTTCATCGTCAACCGAATCATCGAAAAAACCATCGTCAGCCTCAAGTTTTCTCTGAATCTTTTCAATCTGCGTATGATAGTACGCGACTAGTGATTGCCGCGGTTCCAATACCAGCATCACATCTTCGACATCTAGAACGGCAATATTCTCGGTAATCAATTCAACAGGCAACCAAGGCATGAAAATCATTCCTGAGCCTGCCTCACTTCTCTGGAACATTACCATAAGTGGGTTCTCTAGTGTAGCAATCTTGTCTTCGACTTTATATACACAAATAATATCCTCACCACCTCGCAGTCTAATCATCTTTACTGGTGGCTTTTTTGAGGTCGATGTTGTAGAATTTGTAGCTGAATTTTTCCTTGTCATAAATCTTGACCCTCTCTACAAAATGTTTAAGAATGAAATTCACGAATTTGCCGACTCGCAAATCGTCAGCAATGTCAAACAGTGTGGCTTTATCCTTATCCGACCCAAGACGCAGTACGCGACCGATGGATTGTAAAACACGAATTACGGACTTGCTTGGTGAGGCGAATATAACATTATGTAGGTTGCGTATGTTGATACCTGTTGAGAAGGTACCGTAAGACGCAACGATAATCGCATTCTTCTCCCTCTCTGTAATAGCGCGAACAGACTCGCGAATTTCCACATCTGTTCCGCCATAGACAAAGAACACATGACGGTCACCCGCCTGTTCTTTAATCATTTGATACATTTCTTTTCCGTGTTTTTCCACGAATTGGAAAAGTACTAGTGTGTTTCCGTCAAGTGACAGTGCAAGGTTCTTGATGAACTCGTTGCGCGGTTTGAAACGGACCAACCAATCAATCTCTTTTTGATAATCCCAATTTTTAGCTTCTTTGCAGACTGATTCAGGATACTTGAGTACCAGACACTTGATTCTGAAATTCGCAAGTTGTCCTTTCTCAATCAATTCTGCGGTTGATGTCGCACGATAGACAGGACCAAACAGACCTTCAAGAACCAACTTGTGTGTCTGTGTTCCATCCAAGGTACCTGTTGTGCCGATTCTGTACTCCGCATTCACGCAGTTGGTCAGAATGCCGGTCAAAGATTTTGCCTTGAACTGGTGTGCTTCGTCACCCATAACGAAATCGAACTGTTCGAAATATTCCGAAGGGTTGTTATAGACTGATTGCCATGTGGTGATTGTCAGGAATTTCTTGGTGTGTTTTTCTTTACCTGCATACTGCTTGTGGCAGTATTCTTCCGAATCGTATCCGTAATCTTCGAAGTCTTTGTACATCTGTTCGACCAGTGAGGTCGTAGGTACAATGAGAAGTCCTCTCTTCTTGTCACCATATTGCAGGTAACGCAGAATGAGGTAGATAATCAGAGATTTACCTGATGCAGTCGGTGAGAGAATCATGATTCGCTTATTGCGAATCGCATGAACGAATGCCTGCAATTGATAGTCACGGACTTCATGAGGCAAATTTAGCGTAGAGACAAACTCTTTTGCTTCTTTAAGAGAGAAGTTTTCTGTAGAATTTACATCACGGTCAATGACCAGATTGTACTTTCTTTCCTGACAGAATTGCTCGATGTAAGGAACCAGACCATGATAGATGGTGAAACTGCGAAGGTCTGCAAGACGAATTTTTCCATCCCACACTCGATTCTTGAATGCAGGAGTAAATTGATAGTTTGGTACATAGAATGTGAAGTGGTCACTCAATTCTTGAGCAAGACCCCTATCACACTCAAATTTGATATAAGTTTCGTTTAACTTATGTAACTTGATTGTGTCAGTCTGTTCTTCCATTATACGCTTTTAGTTTATCGGCCCAGACTGCGGGTGCATCGGCATCGTGCCAGACGATTTCCGTTCCGTATTCAGGGTGCCCATGTACATTGAGACAGTCTTCGAGACTCGACCAGACCGATGTTGAACGGCAGGCAGTCAACCATCTTATAGCTACGGTACCATCCGTAAAAATGACACCTTCGTATTGTGCTTCGGAATCATCGTTCCGTTGCAGTTCATTGTGTGTGCCTCTTTCAGAAAGATTGCGGCGGTAAACCGTGAATCGTTGAATCATTATCATACTCCTTGAATGAATTTTTCCCAGTCAATAAAAGATTTCAATTCCCATGTACGGTTGTTGAGTTCTTTTAGAATTGCTGAGCATAGGTCCACAACTTCATCATGGACTGCTTTTGTTGCAACATACTTTCTCAGGTCATCATCACTGTCCATATATGTATTCAAGTCGGATTTCAACACATAAGGAAACGGTTGCCAACCGTGTTTCTTCAATGTTTCATCATCCAACTTGCCAGTGTAGTATTCCCATTTCAGTTTGCGCATTTTGTTGTATTTGAATTCTGCGTCTTTTGACATCAATCGATGTCTCGAAAGAACCGCAAGATACTTGCTGTGGAGTTTTGGAATCTCCAGTAATGCGCGACCCGGCTCGGTTCGGTCGATTACTGAATCTTTGTTCCACATTTCAAGTAGTTCATCAACATATTGCATAATTTAATTCCTCCTGTTTACAGAGATTATATCACAAATGCTCAATAAAATCAATCATTTAATACTAAATCGAAGTAATTGTACCTGAATGTTGCATCACAGGTGATGATATTGTCTGGTGAATCGGTTGTTGAAATTGGGAATGATGATAGAGTTGTTGGGAACAAATCGTAAAATTTGAATGTTGCAATTGGATTATTGCTTGATGATAGTAGTGTCAATGTACCATCTGAATACTGTGGTTGCATATTGGAATCTTTTTTGATTCCTGCCATTTTGTTCAAATATCCCAGTTGACGATATTCTGCATAATCGAATGGGAATGTCATTGCACGAATCCAGTCGTGAACTTCCTTCCATGCAATCATCTGTTCATCAACAATGAATGTGATGTTCAGTAAGTCATAGATTGCCTTTTCACCGGGCGCGTAGATATCAACAAACGGGTTGGTGATTACCGCTTCACTCAATGCAACACCGGGAACCGAAATGGTTTGACAGAAATACTGCACATTCGGCAAACGCGAGAATTGCAGTAAGAACTTATTCGGGTGTAGTGGATTAGGGTTTACAGGATTTCTGGTCAGTACAGTCACTATTTTCTCCTTTGAGATACCATATTTATATGCCAAAAAAGAGGGGACCGAAGTCCCCTCTCTCAAGTTCCACTCTTAACGGTGGATTTTGAATTACATCAGGTTCGCAATCTTGAACGCTCTGTAGTAGTTGTTGCTTTGTGCAGTCAACTGACCCAGACCTTGTGCAGTACCTTCTGCGAATGGGTTTGCAACCAGACCATAACGGGTTTTGAAACCGATTTTTGGTTGGAAGTTGTTGGTGTCAACAGCGCGAACCATTTGCAGAGGAACGTATGGGCAGTAGAAAATACCTGCGTCATATGCGTTTGTACCCTTGTAACCAATTACCGCGAATTCTTTCGCAGAAGAGGTTGCCGCATATGGGTCGATGTAGACCTTGATGCGACCGAACAGAGTACCAGCAAAGGTGTTACCTGTATCATCAACTTGCAGGTTGACTTGACCTTGCAGAGCAGATTGGTAGTCAAGAAGACCAGCCATTGCCAATGCAGATGCAACATCAGACGAGCAAATCATGACATTACCCTTGCCGCGACGGGTGGTCTTAGCAATGGTGTTAGCTTCGCGTTCAATCTGGAATGCCAGACCTTTTACCTTTTCAACCATCCAGCGACCGTTTGAGTCAGTGTCAAGGTCGAACTGACCAACAGTTGTTGTACCAACTGCGCAACCTGTTTTTGCAACACCGTAAATGGTACGAACCACTTCACGGTTGATTTCAGCAAGAATTTCTGCCGACAGGATGTTTGCAAGTTCGGTTTCTGCGTCAAGACCGTGAACTGCTTTCAAGTCTTGTGCAAGTTCGATTGAGTATTCAGCTTTCAAAGCGCGTGTCTTTGCAGTCACGGTAACTTTTTCGATGCTGAATGCCATTTCTGCAGGATTTTTATCTTCTGCAACCGAAGTTGTCATACCGCCGGTGTTAGCGATTGGATCAACAAAGGTGTTTGCTGTATCAGCACCAACTGCTAGTGAGTTTACAGTACCACCTGCACCAGCGAAAGCCGCGTTAGCTTCGTTGTAGAAAGCTTCTACGGTGCCTGGAGCTGCGATATTCGATGCGCTGTAAGTAGAACGCATTGCGAAAATCAAACCAGTTGGACCGGTCATTGGCTGAACGCCGCAGACATCGTATGCAATCAAGTTAGGTAGCGAACGGCGTACCAGAGAAATCAGGATTGGGTCGAAACCTGCGACTGGACCGCCAGCAGTTGCGCCTGCACCGTAACCACCGGTACCAACAGAGTTAGCTGGAGCTGTTTCACCCAGCATTTCTGCCGACTTACGCATTTCAGTCATTTGGTTTTCTAGGACAACCGCGGTAACTGCCTTGCGGTATGGATCCTTAATTGAAGGCAGGTCAGCGTGTTCAAGCACTGATGCCCATTTTGTTTGTAGTTGTTCGGACAAATACATTTACTATCTCCTTTTTTAATTATAGTTTTGTTTTCGAGATTGCACTGGCGACAGCAGAAATGAATGGGTCATTCGACTTAACCGATTCGTCAATCTCAACTGCTTCATGCAATTGAGCTTCATCAGCTTTCTTCACACCTGTTGGGAAGTAGTTCTCACGGATAGCTTCAAGTTTTTCTGCGTATTCGTCCGCTGTGGAGAATTCAACACTCTCTGCGAGTGTTTTCATTTTTTCAACTTGAGTTGCTGTGAGACCTTCACATACTGCGTGTACAATTTCGTTTTTGTGTGATTCGACAAGAGCTTTCTTGAACTGAATGTTCTGCTCCATCTCTTCATTTAGTCTTTCTTCAAGAGCAAGAACTCTTTCCGAAAGTTCATCTACTAGGTCCACCTTTTCAGCTGGAACATCGATGTAGTGTTCAGCAAACAAGTTTCTCAGACCAGCGATGAATTCTTCGGAAAGTTCAGCGCGTAGACCAGACTCGATTGCGATTTCGTTTTCAGACATCCACTGTTCGACCACATAGTTCAGGTAGTCATCTACCTTTTCCGACAGGTCTTTGTGAAGTTCTGCGACAACATTTTCCAGAACGGTTGCATACTCTTCTTCAAGAGCTTCTTGAATCTGCGAGACGCGGTCTAGGACGCGAGCTTCGAAAATTGCGGTTGCCTTGTTCTTGAAATCTTCCGAAATGGTTTCGTCACCAGCCAGCAACGCTTCGATGTCCTCTTTGAACAACTTTTCGTTTTCTGCTTCGGTTTCTTCTTTCGAAAGTGTCTTGTGTGCCATTTCAGCAGATGCGTCAGATGGCTTGGTTTTTGGTGCTTCAGCGTTTTTAGCCGCCTTGGTCGCATCAATCTTGTAGTGAGCGTATGGGTCTTGACCCGGCTTGTTGGTTTCTACATCCTGAGGGTTGCCACCAAGTTCGACATAATCCGAACCTTCAGCTTTTTCAGGAGGCATTGCCTTTTTAGCAAGCAAGTTAGCCGCCGCTTCCATTAGGTTGTTTTTAGACATTGAGAAATCTCCTTGTAATGTTTTATTTATAAAAATTAAATTTTTCGTAGGTAATTTTCAAACAATTTCAGCGCAACTTCTTCGATTTGGTTCTTCGAAGCGCGTCTGATTTGTCTTTTTGCATTGTCAATGTCAACCTCTACGAATCGACCTTCGACATACAGCCACTCTTTGTTTTCCATGATGCCATTCACAAAAGCACCCGGTGCAGATGGATCCGCAACAATATCTGCGGCTGTCGCCAAACGCAGGTCGTCTTGGACAAGATTATATCCTTCGCTTGTTGGTACAAGTGTACCCATAGCTCTTGATGACACACCGATGCGGATATCGTTGTCAAGGAAGTCCTTGACGATTTTTCCGTATGGTGTATCAAGGATTAATGCCTTACCATAGAAAGTGTTTCCGTCTTCTGAAAGAGAAACGATTTTGTGTGAAACTCTTTCCAAGTTGATGGATGGTGTGTCTGGATGACCCAGTTCACCCAATGCACGGCCTGTGTCAATGAACTCCTCTGTGTATCGTTTGACTTCTTCACGGAGAGTGTTCATTTTGTACATTCTGTTGTTGCGATTTACGCGGTCACCAACAAGAAATGTACCTTCGATGTACAACTTCTTCTTGCCGTTTTCGGCAGATTCGGTAATGTACTTAACATCATTAACTGTTTCGGTAATCAGTTTCATCTTAGATTCCTGTTAATGCTGGTGAATAGGTTGCGTCTTTCGACAGGTCAATGATTGCAGAACCGCCAGATGCGACAGTAATGACAATATTACCCGTATTGTTGTTTGCAAGTGCATATGCGTAGTCATCGAAACGCATTTCACCTGAACCGAACAATGTCAACACATTGACACCACCGCGAGCAATTGTGATACTGCCGTTTGTTGACCAAGCGACTCTCTTGATTGTTGCGGAATTTACGGTCTCGATGGATGCATTGGACGAAAGGTTTGCCAGTGCAAGGGTTGTAGTACCTGCACCGTCAACGCGGATGACTGTGGAATTTCTCAGTCGGTTTGTGATTTCGTATGCCATGTTATCTTAGTCCTATTGATTTACGACGTCTCATCGAAAGTTTTCTCTTCATAAGAGTACGGCGTAGTTTTGCTCTGCGAGTTGTTTTCCATGAACGCTTCAACAGACGCGCCTTGCG